AGACTTGCTGAATACGCACAAGAATCTCCCTCCGTTTCGTGCATTTCTTCAAGCATATGGAGTTTGGCGTCGCTCTCAGAATGAGAATTACTGGCTGATGAAAGCTGACAGCCTTGCGTTCCCTGCGGGGACAGAGCTTGTCGTGATAACTGATTGTAGATTCCTGAATGAGGCTGAATGGATACGACGCAAAGGCGGCAAGCTCATTCGTATTACTCGCCCATCACTTGCACTAGATGACAATGAATTAAACAAGCACAGCAGCGAAGTCGAACAAGATAGTATCTTCGTTGACATGCACATCGCGAACGACCAAACGAAGTTGCGTCTTGAGAAACAAATCGTAGATGTTGTCACAAATTATTTCAAACTATGCCAATAACACTACCAACCACAATCATACCAGCAACACAAGTTGATCCTAAACTTCTACTTCTTTACGGCCCGCCGAAGGTCGGTAAAACAACTTTGCTCTCTGCTTTGCAGGATTGCTTGATCGTTGACACCGAAGAGGGAAGTGATTACGTGTCTGCTCTGAAGGTGAAGATCAACAGTGTTGCTGAGTTACTCGAACTCTCAACTGCGATTGTGAAGGATGGATGCAAATACAAATTCATTGCGATTGATACGATCACGCGTGTAGAAGATTGGTGCGAGATTCATGCGACACGGATGTATCGCCAATCGGTAATTGGCAAGAGTTTCGAGGGCAAGTCTGTCCTTGAATTACCACAAGGGTCAGGCTACTTCTGGCTTCGTAAAGCATTTGATGAAGTGCTTGCTGCAATCAGACCAATGGGAAAGCATATCATTCTTGTCGGTCATTTGAGAGAGAAGTTTCTTGGTGGTAAAGACTTGAAGTCTGATACTGCTGTTTCATCGAAAGATCTCGACTTGACAGGCAAGATCAAACAGATTGCTTGCTCTCGTGCAGACGGAATCGGTTACGTGTTTCGTCATCCTGTGTCAAAAGCGTTGACGATTAACTTCGAATCATCGGAGACGATTAACTGCGGAGCGCGATGTGATCACTTGAAAGGTAAGACTTTCGATATGTCTGGAGATGGATTAGCTTGGAAACAAATCTATACAACAATTTGACCTCACGTTGAGGTTAATGGGTGGCGACCTTCCGCTAATGTCAGAAACAGAAACAAAAACAAAACAAAATGAGCACCATACTAAAACCCACACAAACCGCCGAAGGTAACGCACAGGTCAGCAACTTGACCCGCAGTCAGCGTCTTCCGAAGGACAACTACATTGTCCGTTGTAAGAAGTCTACTGCCGAAGTCAGCAAGACCAGTGGTAAGCCGATGATCAAGATGGTCTGGGAGATTGCACGCCCTGACTCCATCGAGATCAATGGCAAGCCCACTGCGATTGCTGGAATCGAGTTGAAGCCAAACTATCTTGTGTGCCACACTGACCCGGCCGATGCCAAGAAGAACGAGCGCCTGTTTAATACGCAGGTGATGTTCGGTATCGAACCCGGTGTTGATGTTGACGACCTCGAACCTTATGCGAAAGCATTTGAGGGCAAGGTTGCCAATGCAATCTGTGGTGCAGAAGAGTATGTTCAGCGCAAGGATCTTACCGATGCAGAGATTGCTGCTGGTAAGACTCCACAGGAAGCTGAACCTATTCGCATGGAAGATGGAACTGAAGTGAAGGGATACAACTGTGTCCTCATTCAGTTGCTTGAAGCTTCCAGTGTGCAGCTTCCGCCTCGTAATGAGGTGATGTAAGGAGTGAGATGAAGTGAACTGTGTGGTCCCGAGCAGTCGGTGTGAGATCGGGACACTCTCTGAGATATGAAACTACTACGTGAATTTTGTGAGATTGTGACTGAACACATTCCAGTGTTCCTTTTCACAGGTTTTGTTTTGCTCTTGCTGGGCTTACTTGTTTGTTGCTTTCAATCAGCTAAGCTTTCACACGAATACAAAATGGAACTCCTCAAACAAGGTAAGGTTTCCATCGAGTCGATCAAGTAACTCTTCTCCAATCCAATCCACGAAGTGCCTACTCCAAAATCATTTCACCATCCTCCAAAGCTAGGATATAAAGGTCTGACAATCATCCTCTCGAACCCTTCGAGATTCGATTTCAAACAACTCTTATCCGGTAATGCTGGAACGTGGTTTTGTGATACGGCACTTCGTGGTATTGGGTTGAATCGTTATCAGTGTGACATACGGACAATGGATGTGGAGACTCCACTTCTACCGGGAACGAAAGTTGTTCTGTGTCTAGGTCAGGCAGCGCAGCAGAAATGGTTTAGCCCGCAGCACAGCCTTTCGGAGCAGCGCGGATCGCCACATATCAAATCGAACGCGGGCGAAGACATCATCTATATCTCCTCTTTCTTTCCTCAAGATTGTTACGATTTACAAAACTATGAAGCTCGACTCAATCCACACCACAGTGGACCTCGTGAAGATTCTGAGGCACCCGACGATGATGAGGCTAAAGGCCACAAGGGATCGACACGACGACAAAACTACAAATTCTGGTTGGGATGTGACATCCGAAAAGTTGGCAGAATACTCAAGCAAGGATTGCATCGAAGCGTTCGACCTGCTCCTGTGCTCTATCCGCCTGCGAGCAGACTTGTGGAGGTCTTACAAAGTAAAAAGGGGGATACGTTCTATCTGGACATCGAAACTACCTTTGACAGAACGCTCACTTGCATTGGCTTCTGCTTTGAAGAGGGTCCAGTATATGTATTTCCATTTAGAAGGTATGATTACACACTCGGTTACGGAGAAGTGGAGGCGTCACGCATCTTGCGCGTATTATCCATTGCAATGCGAGACAACCTTACCGTATCACATAACGGACACGGATTCGATTGGCTCGTATTAGCGCATCACTATCGTATTCCATTCGGCAAGAATCTATACGATACGATGATTTCGCACAATCGTTGCTATCCAGAAGCTGAAAAGTCTCTCGGTCATTGTTTGTCACTCTGGACAGATGAGCCTTATCACAAAGATGAAGGTGTATTCAATCCGCACAACACAGATCAAGAACGTCAACTCTGGTTGTATAACGCGAAGGACGTTTATGCAATGCGAGATTTGAAGAAGGCATTTGATAATGAGTGTGACAAAGATGCAGGACTGAAAGCCTCAATCGAGCAAGCTCAATCGATGATTTATCCTTACCTTGTCGCTACCCTCAAGGGTATCAAGATGGATGAAGTTCGTTTGCGAGAGATCGTGTCAGAGAATGACCGATACATGATGCAATTGCAACGAATGGTTCGCATTCTCGTGGGCGAGGAAGTCTTCGATTTGTTGAAGGGCAAGAGTGATGCGAGTCTGTTGTCATCGAACAAGCAAGCAGCAAGATATTTCTACACGATGCTCGGATACAAAGTCCCATATAAGACTGATTCTGGCGAGCCAGCTTGTGACGCAGGTGCGATGCTGAAGATGAAACTTGCACTCGCGAAATCTGGTGTGGAGAATCCTGTTATCGATCTTCGATTGAAATTTGCAGGGGTGCGAAAAGAAACGTCTTTCCTTGGAAACATCAACAGTTGGCCGGAGAAATCATATTTATGAGTGATAGCTGTCATTGTATTAAACCTACTATCTTAGAGACACAACTCAAAGAGAAATATTGTGATAACTGTGGACTTTGGTTCAATGAGGAATCATGGAAGAATGATCCTAGAATGCACCAAGCTCTGAAAGAAATCCACAGAATTGGGACTAAAGGATACCGACATAAAGCAGAAACAAAGCCTTACATTGCTCCTCCTAAGGTTGGACGTAATGATCCCTGCCCTTGCGGAAGTGGAAAGAAATACAAGAGATGCTGTTATGTTTAACATCCCTCCAGAACTCACTCCTAACTACGTCAAGTCGAACACTTCGACACTCTTCATCTTTGGAGACTCTTTGAAGCCCGCAGAAATTCGTGGCGAAGCGGCTCCTTACGTCATGTTTCCGAACGTCTTTCGAGTTCCTGTCAAGATCAAACCTTGCATGGATGAGATCTCTTTCTGGGACGACAGATTGTATCTCGAAGTTCTTAAGGACCATTTGAATAGAGCATACGAAGGA